TAAATGCTAGTCTTGTTGCTAGACCCTATGGGGAAGTGTTTCAAATAAAAGAAAGATTTACTCTTACAGATGGCGCACACGAACAGTTTTATACTTTTCCATTAAGGTTCACAGAAAAAACAGACTTGGAGATGAGGGCGTTTTCTTCCTCTGGGTCGGTTAGCTTTGATGTTTCTGCGTCAATGGAATTTGTTTACATTCAAAATGTGGGGCCAATCTAATGCCTAAGATCGACAAGTCCAAGATGAAATGCAATAAGCCCAGGCGTCAGGTGTCTGGCGGCAAGAAGTTTGTTGTAAAGGCATGTGACAAGGGAAAAGAAAAGATCGTCAGATTCGGGGACGCTAATATGACTATTAAGAAGTCAAACCCTGAACGCCGTAAGTCCTTCCGTGCGCGGCACGGTTGTGACAAGGGTACATTGGATAAACTCAAGGCCAGATACTGGTCATGCAAAATGTGGTAAAGATGGATAAGAACGTGCAACTTTTGTTTTGGGGAACTGGTCTGACTTTAGGATCAGCGGGTCTTGTGTGGATGATTTCGACGTTGATTAGCGTGGATAAACGGACAGAAGTTATGGACGTAAAAATAGATCATTTGGTTCAAGCGGTCGAGCAGTTAACAGAAAGGCAAGCAAGTTATGATCAGTCGTGGACAGATGCCCTTTCAAATCTCCAAGCCTCCAGAAAGGACAACTGATGGCAAAAAAGGACGCGTGTTACCACAAAGTAAAAAGCCGATACAAGGTATGGCCCAGCGCATACGCAAGCGGGGCGCTCTCAAAATGCCGAAAAGTGGGAGCCGACAACTGGGGCGAATCTTCTAAAAAACGTAAACGCCCTGTTAAGAAAAAACTGAAGAGCGGCGGGATTATAGCTTTTGGTTGTGGGGCTGTCGAAGAAAGTCGTCGTAAAGAAACGGATCTGTACTGATGGCAAAGAAAAACTCTCTTCGGGAATGGTTTTCAAAAAACGATGGCAAGGGTTGGGTAGACTGCAAAACTGGAAAGCCTTGTGGTCGTCAAAAGGGAGAAAAGCGTCGGAGTTATCCAGCTTGTCGTCCGACGATGGCGCAATGTACATCAGCAGCGAAAAAGAAAAAGTCGTCCAAACGGATAAGTTGGAAGAACAAAAAAGCCGACGGCGGATTGGTAAGGGTGTTTTGATACGAGAGTGGGCAGAAGAGTTAGCGAAACCCACCGCACACAACAACGGTGTAGCGGCCTGCCCTTTTGCTTTGCCAGCTTATGAAAACCGTGAAGTAAAGTTTATAGTGTCAGATGATCTATGGCCTGATGTACTAACGGAATCGTCTAGGTTTTTTAATACTGGTTATAAAGTCACGATGATTTTTGATTATGACTATGATTACGATTATGATCAGTTAGAACAAGAGTGCATGGCGTTGAATAGGTTTTTTGCGTCAGCAGGAATAGACATATGGTTACTGTCTTACTTACGGGAACATGCTATTGTTTTTATACAGCGTTGGTCGGAATTAGAAAACGCTGCTGCAAAGTTGGAAAAACTAGGGTATTATACGAACTATGACCCTCAAGATTATGAACGGCACATCTTAGGCCGTAGAAACAGGAGTATATAAAATGCCAGGTAAAAAATTTCCCGATTTAACTGGGGACGGTAAAGTCACGCAAGCAGACATTCTGAAAGGCCGAGGTGTTCAGGGCATGATGCGAGGTGGTAAAGTTAAGATGATGCGTGGAGGCCCTGTTAAGATGATGCGTGGAGGAAAAGTTGGATATGCCAACGGTGGCTGCGTTAAGGTTAAAACAAATCAAAACCCACATATGAGTTAAAATTATGACAACTTCAGGTTCAAGAGACTTTAACATGGATGTCGGTGAGATCGTCGAGGAGGCGTATGAACGCTGTGGCCTTGAGGTTCGCACGGGCTATGATGCACGAACTGCACGTCGGTCTTTGAACCTGATGTTTGCAGACTGGGCGAACCGTGGTGTAAACCTATGGACAGTGAAGCAAGGTACGGCAACGCTTGTTCAGGGCACGGCAACAGTTACGTTGGGAGCGGATGTCGTAGATATTTTGGAGATGGTGTTGCGTAGAAGCGGCACTGACTATGAGATTGAACGAATCAGTCGTGGTGAATACGTTACTTTACCAGACAAGACCACTCAAGGTAGGCCGAGCCAGTTCTGGTTCAATAAGCAAATTCAGCCTGTTATCAATCTGTGGGCTGTACCTGAGAACTCAACTGACCAGATTGTGTACTACTACGTGCAGCGGATTGAAGATGCTGATGCCCTTGTTAATACTACTGATATGCCTTTTCGTTTTTATCCTTGTATGGTGGCGGGGTTAGCCTATTACATCGCGATGAAACGGGCTCCAGAGCGCATACAGTTGTTGAAGTCTGTGTACGAAGAAGAGTTCCAACGTGCGGCGGACGAGGACGAAGACCGCGTTCCGTTGAAGTTGCAGCCTAGCATACAGTATTTGAGGGTCTAATGGCATACGCTTCGGGCAAACATGCATGGGGAATATCGGACAGATCGGGCCGTCGCTACCGTCTTCGTGAGATGAAGGTAGAGTGGACTGGTGCGAAAGTCGGTCCTGATGAGTTTGATCCGAAGCATCCACAGTTATTTCCGCCCAAGGCTTCTCCTGATCCACAGGCATTGCGTAATCCGCGTCCAGATCAAGCTGAGTCATTACAGGTGTATGTTGACATCCCGACCGTCGAAGCACCTAAGTTGGAGCGTGTTCGAGCAATAGGCAAGGTCGGTAGCGTTACGGTGACGACATGACTATGACATACGGCGAACTGAAGACAGCCATTCAGGATTACACAGAGAACGACGAGACAAGTTTTGTAAACAACCTGCCTTTGTTTATTCGATTAGCAGAGGAGCGCATACTTAAAAATGTGCAGCTTAATCTGTTTCAAAAGAATCAAGGCGGCACTATGACGAGTGGCAACCAATACCTTGGTGCGCCGTCAGACTTTCTCGCCCCATTTTCATTAAGTATAGACGTAAGCGGGGCAACAGAATTTTTGTTGTTTAAAGATTTAGACTTTGTGCAAACGTACACACCGGACCCAACAACAACTGGACAACCTAAGTATTATGCTCAATTTGATGTAGACAACTTTATTCTCGCGCCAACTCCAGATGCCAACTACACAGTTGATATTCACTATTTATATAGACCCGCATCTTTGACGGCGGGTGCCGACAGTGGAACAAGCTGGCTTAGTGACAATGCGGAGATTACGTTATTGTATGCTTCTTTGGTTGAGGCGTATATTTATATGAAGGGCGACCCCAATTTGATGCAAATGTACAACCAGCGTTTCGCTGAAGGGATTGCAAGACTTAAAAACCTTGGTGAGGCTCAAGAAACTATGGATGAGTATCGTTACGGCCCAATTAGGACACAACGCACATGATTCCTAACGCAAAAGGTGATACAATAGATTTTAGGGTTGAGGTACACACCACTCAGAACCGTGGCTTTACGCCAGAAGAAATAGCGGAACGGTGTGCAGATAAAATCATTTCTGTCTCTGACGAGGCGCACCCTGCGATACAAGCGCAGGCACATGCGTTTAGAAAGCGGATCGTACAGTTGGTAGGTTTCTACTTACGTGAAGCTGTTAAAAGTGACAGAACTACGGTATATAATGCACTTACAGACGCAGGACACCCAGAGCTTGCGGAACTTATAAGGAGACTGTGACATGGCTTTTACTGGCAACTACATGTGCACATCGTTCAAGAAAGAGCTTTTGTTCGGTGTCCATGATTTTGATCTCGCCAACGGCGATACGTTTAAAATTGCTTTATACACAAGCTCGGCTACGCTTGATGCGTCTACGACTGCTTACTCAGCGACAAATGAGGTAAGTGGCACAGGCTATTCAGCGACTGGTCAGGCTTTGACTAATGTTGACCCAACGTCATCTGGAACAACTGCTTTTACAGACTTTGCGGATGAGACATTTTCGACAGCGACAATCACTGCTCGTGGCGCGTTGATCTACAATACGACACCAAACACGACATCGATCTCGGTAACAAATCCATCGGTTGTTGTACTTGACTTTGGTGCAGACAAAACGTCAACGGCTGGTGACTTCACAATCGTATTTCCGACAGCGGACGCAAGTAACGCGATTATTCGGATAGCCTAATGACAGATGTCATTGTCCCTTTTTCTGGCTGGGGCCGAGGGACATGGGGCCAACTTGGTTGGAATGAAGGCTCCATTACCAACGCTG